GGAGGTCGCGTACTCCGAGAAAGCCGTCGCCATCCGCAACGGGGCTTTGGAATCTATCGCGCTGAAAGGGACGGAGATTGCGCTGGAGTCCACGGCCAACGGCCCGGTCGGGCTCTACTACGATATGTGTCAGCTTGCGATGAAGGGCTTGGGCGACTACGAGCTTATTTTTGTCCCCTGGTTTTGGCAGGATGAGTACGAGCGCGAGCCGGCTTCTGACTTCACTCTCACGGAGAAAGAGGAGACCATCGTCAAGACGTACTTGCGGAACAAGCCTTTCCCTTTCGACGTGGATATCGTCTCGCGCGAGCGGGCGGTCGGCAAGATCGCGTGGCGCCGGGCCAAGATCCTCTCCTACGCGACGGCGAGCGGCGGCATCAATCTGGAGGCTGGAGAAGCGGAATTTCGCAGCATCTATCCCAACAACCCCATCGAGGCTTTCCTGTCGACCGCCGCGGGGATCGTGCAGGCTGACGCCCTGGACGCGGCGCGGCACTCGACGATCTTTGACGAGGTCGCACCTCTCTTGGTAGGCGTGGACCCGGCCGGGGATTCTGAGAAAAGTGACCGCACCGTATTAGCACTACGACGGGGGCGGGTGTTGGAAGATGTCATCACCTACGATTATATGACGCCCATGCGGCTGGCCGGCATCATCGCGCGAGACATCATCGACCGGCGGGGCGCGGAGATGGTCTTCATTGACCGGGGGTATGGGGAGGGTACGATCGACCGGCTGCGCGAGATGGGGTACAGCAAGCACGTCATGGGGATCGCGTTCAACGAGCGTTCTTTGGAGCCCGACATCTATTCTAACAAGAGGTCGGAGATCATCATTGAAACGGCGAAGTGGCTCAACGCCCGCGGGGTCCGCATCCCCGATCGAGACGACATTCACGCCGACCTCGCGTGTATGCCCCTTGACACACCCAACTCATTGGGGTTAAGATGTATCAAGCCTAAAGAGCAGATCAAGAAATTGCTTGGGCGGAGTCCCGATATTTATGACGCCCTTGCGCTGACTTTTTCTTATCCGGTTCGGCGGGATGTGCTGCCTGGGGCCGGTGGGATCACGCACCGGCGCATTGAGAAAGTGAAGGGCGGCGGGTTGAAGTCTCTCAGACGGATGAGGAGGAGAGCATGAAATTTTTAGGATGTCTGTTTGTCGCCGCGGCCCTCCTCGATTTTTTTCTACCCCCTTCTGGCGCTGAAGTCAAACAAGCCTTTATTATAGAACTTGCGCTCGCGATTACCGCGGCCAGCGCGTTGTTCGGTGCCACGACTAGCACTCTCGGGTATTTGGATGCGCGCAAGGCGCGTAAGTCGCAAGAAAAACTTGAGGCGCAACGCAAGGACGAACTCGCGCGTGAGGGTGCGGAGCGCGCGGCGGCGGCTAAACGAGCGGAGTCTGCGGGCTCGCGAACGGGTCGGCGGGCATCTTTAACCGGGTTCGGTTTCGGGGCGAGCGGCGGTGGCACTCCTGGCCTCGGAACCGGCAACCTGTTTGGAAATTAAACATGGCGAAATATAACGTCAATCTCGACATAGCGAATTTCCGCAAGATGCAGGAGTTGAAGACTCCGTGGCTGCGGCACTATCAATCTCTGGCGGAGATTTTCCTGTCGCGCAAGTCGGACTTCCTTCATAGTCACTCACCGGGCGAGTTCTTGCAGGATGAGATTTTCGACAACACTCCGCAGTTCGCGGCGTATCTCATGGCGTCTACTTTTCAGTCGATGCTGTGGCCTGATAGTTCGCGCACCTTCAACCTCAAGCCGGTGCGCCAGATTAAAGACCTCCCTGGGGTCGAGGCTTTCTTTCGTTTCGTGACCGACGAGACGCACGACGTCATGGACAACGAGCGCGCGGGGCTTGGGATAGCCCTCATGGAACATTTCTTGGATCAAGGGGTCTTCGGTACGTCAGGCGTGGCGACCTTTGAGGGCCGCGCGGATGATGACGAAGCCCCCGTTTTATACGAGGCGTGGGACGTCAAGGCCATGTGCATTTCGCAAAACGCGCAGGGTTTTGTCGATACGGTCTATTTCCTGATCCAGCGGACGGTGAAGCAGATTATGGAGGAGTACGACCGGGTGTCGCCCAAGGTGCGGGAGTTATTCAACGCCGGGAAACTCGAAGAGAAGATCGAGATCCTCAAGATCATCGAACCCAAGGAGATCGAAAAAGGAAAGCGGGGCACCGCGGGGATGGCGTACAGGTCGGCCTCTATCGACATGAAGCACCGTTTCAATATGCGCGAGAGCGGGTTCCCTGAGATGCCGGTCGCCGTGGCGCGGATGTTCAAGCGCATTGACGAGACCCAGGGCCACTCGAACGGGATGGTGGCGCTCCCGGCGGCGCTGTCGCTCAACGCTTTGACAGAAGCGATCATAGTCGCGGCCGAGAAGAGATTGGACCCGCCCCTCGCACTCTTGGATGACGGGAGATTGGGCGGGGCCAAGGTGGATACCTCGGCCGGTGCGCTCTCGATTCTCAACGTCACCGGGCGGCTCGGCAACGAGAAGCCGTTGTACGAGATCCAGACGGTCGGGGATATGCAATCGGCTGAGAAGCTCAAGGAGCAACTGATTCAAGAGATCATGCAGGCGTTTTTCCTCGACCGGCTCTTGGACCTCAACAACCAAGTTCCGATGACGGCGTATGAGACGAGCGTCCGCAATCGCATCCGCGGGGACAGTCTCGGGTCCATTTTTGGTCGGCAGATTATGGAAGTTCTCAGCCCCACGATTCACAGGACTGTCAAGATTTTATGGCGCCGAGGGCGTTTTGGAACCGTGCCCGGGGGGCCCGGAGGCCGGCGTCTCAAGGCGTGGAAGAATATCACGGGGAAGGCCGGGGTGATCGTGCCTCCGGTTATTCTTGAGGCGATCGAGGCCGGGCTTGACGTCTACGAGATTGAGTATATCTCGCCGGCCAAGCGGTTCATGCGGGCCGAGAAGCTCCAGGGGATTTTCACCGCGGCTGACGCTATCGCCGCGCTGGCTCCCATTCTCCCGGGCGTCACCGATAATGTGGACCCCGACAAGTTGGTGCAGGACATCTACGAATTTGCGGGGACGCCGCGGACGAGCCTTCGTACCCGTGACGAGGTAAAGGCGTTCCGCAAAGAAATGGCCGAGCGGGAGAACGCCCAGGCCGGGGTAGAGATGGCGAAGGACATCACGGAAGTCCAGCGCAACAGTGCGCAGGCCCAGGCGACCAGGGCCGCCAAGGGGGGCAAGTGAAAGTCGACGTCAAATTAGGTAACGCTAAGATAGGGCGGCACATCGACACGGTTTTGAGGACCGACGCGGGGAAGGAGGTCTTCGCCCACCTGTACCATGAGTGTGGTTTTGCAGTTTCGAGTTTGACGAAGCGCGTAGATGGGGAGATTGCGTCGCTTTCAACGGATTGCAAAGAGGCGCAGCGCCTCATCTATATTAGGCTTCGCGGTCTCATGTCCCTCGATTTAAGGGCCGCCGCCGAGGCGCTGGCCGAGACGCAAAATCAATCCAAAGTGGAGAAAACATAATGGCCGAACCCGAGACCAAGACACTAAAGGAAGTCATCCCCCAGGAGTTTCACGACCGGGGGTATCTCAAGGATCTCTTGGACAAGCCTCAAGGACCGGAGGCTTTTGCCGACGTTTTTAAGAAGCTTGACGGCGCGGAGTCGCTCATCGGCCGCAAGATCGGGATTCCCGGCGCCGACGCCAAGCCCGACGAGATCGAGAAGTTTTATTCGTCCCTCCGCCCCGGCAAGGTCGAGGATTACGATCTCAAGGGCCTGGGTGAGAAGCCCGACGAAGAGTTCGTCAAGATGCTGCGGACGGCGGCGCACAAGCGGGGGCTCTCGAAAGTCCAGCTATCCGGTTTTACGGAGGACTTGTCCGCGTTTTTCAAGGGGCGGTCCGATCAGGCGACCACGAAGCAGAAGGAGCAGGACACGGCGTTTGACGATATCGTCGCCAAGGCGTTCGGCAAAGACGAAGAGGTTATCTTGGAGCGGGCCAACGCCGCGATCAAGGAGCACACGCCCGAGTCTTTGAAGCCGTATTTGGATAAGATTTCCAACGAGAACTTGGCTGTCATGGCCGGAGTCATCAACGCGGTTCTCGTCAAATACGTGCCGGAGGACGATCTTAAGGGGAAGGGAAAGGGTGGCTCCGGGGGGTCGGCTCCGACTGTGGAGGATCTCAATAAGGAAGCCATCGCGCTCCAGTCTTCCGATGCCTGGAAAGATTTTAGGCACCCGGAGCATCAGAAAACGGTTGATCGTGTGCAAGAGATTTATAAGAACTGGCCGAAGAAATAAAAAAGGGCTTGACAAAGTAGTGGTCGGCCTGTTATAGTTTTTAAGTTGAGGATACTCACGGAGAATTTTCGTGACCCTCTGATGGTCGGACAAGACCGACTCGCGTCCCCGCGTTATCAGGAGGGGGCACCCGCCAAAAGCGGATACTGCCTTCGCTAATCGACCGCATAGCGGAGGAGTATCATGCCTGATGAAATTGATGCCCATCTAGTAACTCAGTTCTCTCACCAAGTCCACGTCGCCGCGCAGCAAATGAGGGCGCGCTTACGGGACAAAGTCAAGATCAAGCCGATGACCGGCGACATTTTCGCCTACGACGGTCTCGGGTCGGTCGAAGCCGCGGAGATCATCGGGCGCCACCAGCGCACCGATTTCTCGGACATCGACCACAACCGGCGCAAGATCGCACGGCGCCGGTTCGCGCTGACCCTCCCCATCGACAAGTCGGACGAGCGGGGAATGGCGCTTGTCAGCCCGCAGAGTGAGTACGCTGCGGCTTGCGCCAGGGCGATGGAGCGCGTCTTCGATCGCATCGTGGTCGACGCCATGTTCGCCTCAGTTCTCACCGGGCGCGACATGGACACGACGGTCACGTTCGCCAACGATAACGGCGACACCATCAACGCGACCGCGGGGACGACTTACGAGAAGCTCCTCGAAACGGACCGTCTCTTCCTCGATGACGACGTGGGTACGGATATGCCCGAGAGCATGGTTCTCGGACTCGCCGGCGACGAGCATGAGGATCTCATGCAGGAGAACGAGCTAACGTCTGGCGACTTCTCCCGGCAGTACGTCGTCGACAAGGGCCGGATGATCTCGGCGGCCGGGTACCAACTCGTCCACTTCGCGGCTGCGGCGGCTAACCCCGTCCTAGCGGTCAACACCGGGACGCGGGATTGCTTCGCCATGTCCACTCGCGCCATGTGCGTGGGTTTGAGCAAGGAGATGTCCATCGACATCGAGAAGCGTCCCGACCTTGTGGAGACGTATCAGGTCCAGATCGTATTCGACCTGGGCGCCGTCCGCACGGAAGGCAAGCTCATAAAGAAGTTCCAGACGACCGACTAAGGTCGGTCGCAGGGGGCCGGTTGAAGCCGGTCGGTGGTCTCGGGTCCACCGGCCGGCCCTTGCCCCCTACGGATTTTGCAGGAGCCGTGCGACGGACATTTTGAGTTAGGAGGCGTGAATTATGGCGGTAGTGAACAAATGGATCAACTCATCCGTCGAGGACGACAAAAAGGCCGCCGCCTCAAAAGTTTCGGGGAGCGCTCTCAAGTGTATCGCGCTCACCTTTGAGACCGTCGCCGCGGACAGCAATACGAGCGTTCTCAAGCTCGGGCGTCTTCCGGCCAACGCGGTCCCGGTTAAGTGCGACATCAACTGTGATGTGCTCACTTCCGCGAATAGTTGGGATCTAGGTCTTTACGAGACAGACGGAGTCACGGTGGCCGATAAGGCTCTTTTTATGTCCGCGGAGAACATCAGCGGCGGCGCCGATATCGGCTCGGAGATCGACGGTCTCCAAGATGGCCCTGACATCGACGAACTCGGCAAAACGCTGTGGGAGTTGCTCGGCTCGAACATCAATACCAAGGGTTCGGATTACGTGCTGGCTTTCACGGGCAACACGATTGGTACTTCGGCCGCGACGGTTTCGATTCGGTTTTGGTATCTCGTCGGATAAAGTCTTTGCAGAGGAGGAGTAAATTATGGCGGTAGTGAATAGATGGGTAAACGCGAGCGTCGAAGCCGATAAGAAGGCAGGAGCCTCGAAAGTCTCGGGAAGCGAAGTCAAGTGTCTCGCGGCCACTTTCGAGACCGTCGCGGGGGACACCAATGCGAGCGTTCTCAAGATCGGGCGTCTTCCGGCTAACGCGATCCCGATTCTGTGCCATATCAACGCTGACTCCCTCACCAACGCCACGGATTGGGACTTGGGGCTCTACGAAGACGACGGGGTCACGGAGGCCGATGTGGACATCTTCACGGATGGAGATGACATCAGCGCCGGCGCGGCCATCGGCTCAGAGATCAGCGGTCTCCAGACCGGTCCCTCTGTCGATGAGATCGGGCTGACGCTGTGGGAGCTTCTCGGTGACACGGTCGGCCAGCAATCTGGATACGTGCTGGCTTTCACCTGTCCCGCGATCGGCACCACGGCGGCCACGGTCTCGATCCGTTTCTGGTATATAGTCGGTTAAGCCGATCCAAATAAGATCCGCGCCCCCTCCCTTTAGCTCGGCGTAGGGGGAGGGGGCCGATCTTTTAAGGGGGGAGAGATGGCGATACCGACGTCAGACATACAGGTCGCGAACATGGCGCTCGCCCGGATCAAGCAGCGCCCCATTTCCAGTATTGAATCCCCGCAGACTCCGGCCGAAGACTCCGTGGCTTTGATCTACGATCAAACGCGGCGAAAGCTCCTTCGGAGTTACATCTTTAATTTTCCCAGGAAGTTCCTGGTTCTGACCGTGGACGGGAAAAAGGAACCGGCGTTCGGGTACGAGAACGCCTTTAAGCTCCCCAATGATTTCATCCGTCTCTTGGCTCTCGGGGACATCACAATCAACGCCGACACTCCTCCGAGTCTCTACAAAATGTCGGAGGGGTACATCTTCACCGATTGGGAAGACGACACCGACGAGATAAATTTTTATTACGTTCACGATATGAAGATTGTGAGTAAGTGGGATGCCCTGTTTGTGGATCTCATGAAGCTTCAACTGGCTCACGATCTTGCGCCCGACTTCGGGGTGCCGGACAGCAAGGTCAAGCGTATCGCGGAGGAACTCAGGGAGGCGAAACTAGGCGCCGCAGCCGTGGCGGGACAAGAGAAACCCCCTCGGCGCATCCAACGGAGCCGCATACTCAACGCGAGGCGCATGGGTGGGCGGAGTCGCGATCTAACATATCTTCCCCCGGGGTGAGGTAGATGCCTAACGCCGCGATCGTCAACTTTGCCGCCGGCGAGACCTCTCCGCGCTCCCGGGGGCGGTTCGACCTTCCGTGGTTCTCCGCAGCCTGCCGCAAGCTCCTAAATTTCATCCCCGAAGTCCCCGGAGCGGCTCGCTTTCGCCCGGGCTTTCGCGTCGTGCGGCAGACGCGGGGCGGGAGTGTTGCGCGCCTTGTTCTTTTCCAGTTGAACGACACCCAATCGTATATGTTGGAGTTCACCGCCGGATATATGAGGGTTTATATCGGCAGCGAACTCCGCACCTTGGAGCGAGGGAACGTCGTCGGTATTTCGCGGGAAGCACACGCCCTGCTTGAACTCGACGACATTTCGGACCTCGCGGAAGGAGACGAGATCATCCTAAAAAATATGGTGGGGATGGACGAACTCAATAATCGGCAAGTCCGGCTTGTAAATAATGTTGGCAATACTTTCCGGTTGGCGGACCCGGTGACAAAGGCGTATATCAATTCCTCCAATTTTACGACTTACAGTCACAAAGGGGAGGCCCACGAAGTCTATGAAATCGCGTCCCCTTATCTCGACGGAGAATTGGACGATATGTCTTGGGCGCCGAGCGCGGCTAACGGCGTCATGTATATCGCGCATCCTCTCTATCCCCCTCATAAATTGACTATTGATTCGGCGGACGATTTTACTCTTGCGACTTACGCGAGGACTAACGACCCACTTACAAGTGCCGACGCTCTTGTCGTTGCGATCATCCATCGCGGGGGGCATAATGATTTTGGCACTCCGGTCGAGATGGGGAAGACTCTTGTGTTGTTTGACGCGGGGTCTGATATTGACGAAGAGGCGGAGTATACTTTTGCCGACGTTGAAGGAACGACGGAGATTAACGGGACGCCCTATCGGATCGAGATAGTTCCCGGGTATCCCTCCCCTGGAGGGTGGATTAAAGATCCCGACACCGGGGCGTATATTGGCTCTGTTGACTGGACGGTGTATACGACCGCGGGGGCCGCGACG